CCGGAAGGGACCACCACAGTCGGGTCAACCGTATGCGGGTTTTATCCTCTAACGAATAAAGGATATCACTGAACGCAACGAGATTCTCGGCTGTGGGGGACACGAATGGTTTGAGCGACACTGATGTCAGCTCCCTGAGTTTTCCCTTGCGATCCCAGTTGAAGGTCCTCTCGCAGAACACAAAGGAGTGGGAAGACTTAAAGGACTTGGCCTCGTTTACCACGAAGCCAACACCGCGTAAGCGGTCGAGATAACGGTCAACGTTGACCGCTCGTCCAACAATAACCGCATCATCGCCCTTAAGTGCGAAGGTCGGTTTCCCACCCCTAAACGGTAGCGTGCTGGCCGCGCAACCGTAGTGTGCCCACGAGAGGGTCGCCCAGGTCAAGGGATGACCCATTAGCCACCCGCGTTGGCTCACGATCCTATTGCCGCTACTATAGTGGACGACATGAGGGCCAAGGTGAAACAGCACCTCTCCCAGAATGGTATCCGCCTGAGCATTCGACAAGATCTTCGAATCCGTTAGCGCCTTTAGGATTGCCCCCCAGACTACCCATGCGAGATGGAAAGGTGCGTAATCTGTCGCCGCCTTTAGATCGGTGGACAGAACCACATCATCTCGGTACCTTTGTATGCTGTTGACAGCATCCCATTCCTCACCTTCATCCAGACAGAGGGTAGGCTCGGCCTGAACGAATGGCCAGATGAAGTCACGAAGGGCGTGCCCACGCACCAACCACTTCGTCTCCATCGAGGTGACCACTCGGGCCTTGAACCCCCTCTCTTCCACTACCGAGACTCTACAGTTCGGTGGTGAAGATTCCTTGAACGGCGCAATGATAGTGTCTCTCCACTTCATCCAAGCGGCCCACTGGTGGGCTATGGACCGGGAGTGTCGGGTGAACGTGCGGCCCCGGACGGTGAAATCCGGTTCCGGGACCATCCACAGTTCTGCACCCGAACCCCCCTTGGATAAGGGACGTTCAAAACAGGCACTACCAAGCGTCGGCAACTTCGCATCCCCAGGTCTAACCCCCCGCTTCAAGTGGTAGAGTATCCTCTCGTAGATGGACTGTGCAACACGGTTACCATCAACGGCGAGGACCCTACCCGGGGAGATGAGGGTGCGACGGTGGTCCTTAATGGACT